ATGGGTTTTGCACCTAGCTTTGAAAATCTTATCAATATTCACATTGGTGCTACATATAATGATAAGCCCGGCACTATTAATCGTTGGCTGCATAACTATGATCGTTTATCTGATTCTTGCAAGGCTCGTTTGGTTATTGAGAATGATGATAAGGCATCTATGTATTCAGTCCGAGAATTATACAAGACATTGTATGCATCTGAAGGTATTCCAGTTACATTTGATTATTGGCATCACACTTTCAATACCGGTGACTTATCCGAAGAAGAAGCATTCTTTATGGCTCGCGAAACGTGGGAGTTCCATGGTGTTACTCAATGCACTCATTACAGCGAATCTCGTCGCCGCGAACAACAACTTCTTATTGAGCGTATGTTTGATCATCATGGTATTTCGTTAGAAGATTTACCGAAATGGCCTACCTTCCACAAACAATACAAAGAGTTTACCAAGATCAAAGAGCAAGCTCATGCCGATTACATTACAACTACGCCTAATACATATGGTGTATTAGATTTGGATATTGAGGTTGAAGCAAAGGCTAAAGAATTATCTTGGGGCAATTTAAATTTAGAATGTTGTCAAAATACATCATTAATTTTAGAATAATATATTTATAATAAATAATATTAATAAGTAAAAAAGGTTATATATGGCTACAAGCACAATGAAAAACAAAAATCGAATCACTGACGATATTGAAGATGCGCGCGAAACAATCCGTGCAACAGGTAAAGCTCTAGAAGAAGGTAAAATTGATAAACCATCTTTGTTAGACAATCTTTATCGTGCAATGAAAAAATTAGAGTCAGCAAAAGAATTCTTAACTCGCGAATAAAATCCAAAAACATGAAATCAAAATCAACAGCTCCGCCAAAGGGGTTTAAAAGATTACAGTGCAAATATTGCGACAATGTATGTGAACGAGTTGATGAAAAAGCAACTGCTATAACTTGTTGGGAATGCACTTCTAAATTGGTAAATGGTAAACATTTGGAAATACGTAAATAATTTCTTATAATAAATTTATGTTAGAAGCAGAAAAAATCAAATCAAATTGGGAACGTTACCGAGAATTAGTTAATCAGTTCTTCCCTACACGTAAAGATGCATTAAATAAAATGTATGATGAATTAGAAGACCGAATGGTATTTATGCCAGCATCTTCCATGGAACATTTTCATAATGCGTTTTCAGGAGGTTATGTAGATCATGTACTTCGAGTAATGGATTGTGCATTAACGTTACATAATACTTGGACAGTTACTGGTGCAGATATGTCTGGTTATACTGAAGAGGAGTTATTGTTTGCAGCAATGCATCATGATTTAGGTAAGTCAGGTTTTCCAGGTGATGGTAATGAAGTATATCAAGTAGAAACATCAGATTGGCATCGTAAAAATCAAGGTAAACTTTACAAGACAAATTCAAATATTCCATTCGCAATGGTACCGGATTTATCTTTATGGTTACTACAAGAATATGGAGTTAAAGTATCTTGGAATGAGTATCAAGCTATTAAGATCCATGACGGTATGTATGATGATGCAAATAAACCTTATTTCGTTGCTAGATCAGCTCAAGCAAAATTAAAAACAAATTTACCGATTATTTTACACCACGCAGATCATATGGCATCTATTATAGAGTATGAACGTTGGAGAAACAATAAAAATACATCTCCTAATCCAGTATCTGAAAAAAGTAAAACGCAAAAAAGTAATGGATTAAAAAATCTAGCTGAAAATAATCCAGATGTTGAAAAGACATTAACAGAGTTATTCAAAGCATTTAACGAGGAATAATATGGTAACAATATTAATTAGTATTGCATCTCTTAGTGCAATTGGCTATTTAGGATATCGAGTTTGGTTCTTAGCAGGAGCATTAGCCGATTCACAAGAATACATCGAAACATTAGAATCAACCAATGAATACATGTATGGTAGAATTGAAAAATCATATGATGCTATGAAACAAATTGATCGTTTAGGTGCATTTGAATCAGAAGATGAGGCGGGGACGACGTTTTCGTTATTAAATGAAGTGGTAACGGAATTAAAACAGGAATTCAATGGCTCGAGCGAAGAAAAAGAGTAACGTATATTTTACAAAGATAACAGATTTTGCTATTTCAGCATATAATCGCTCTGAATCCAAACCTGCGTTGCGAGAAAAAATTTATAGAAGATTTATATATCCTGCTTTCATGAAAATGGCAGAGAATCTAATAAATAAAGTAAAACCTACTTATATTGATTCAACATTTGTAGATTTACAAACAGATCTTGTTACATATTTAACGGAACGTTTAAATAAATTTAATCCATTAGCAGGTAAAGCATATTCTTATTATACTAGAACATCATTTAATTATTTGATTGCAGAAAATCAAAAAGCATATAGCAAGTTAAAAGCTGATACATTGGAATTAGATATTGATGAACAAAGAAATATCATAACTGAAATTCACAATGAAGAAATGCGAGAAACATTGCATTACTTTATGGATGCATATATTGAATTTTGTTATAACAATTTAAATTACATATTTACCAACCCGACTGATATACATGTTGCAGACTCAATATTACATATTTTTGAAACTCGAGAAAATATTGAAGACTTCAACAAAAAAGCATTGTATATTTTTATAAGAGAACGTACGGGATTGGAAACAACTAACATAACTCGTGTTATCAAAGTTCTCAAACAAATCTATGAAGACCGTTTTAAGGAATATGAACGTAATAATTTCGTAAATCTGCCTTTTTGATATTTATATTAAAGGATTTGCGTTATGGACAGGAATGATGAACTATTCAAAGGCACCACGTTTGCTGACTTAATGTCTGATGTCTATCATAATTCTAAAAAGAAAGATAGACAAATAAATCAACTTATTGCTCAGTTGCAACCGTTAATTAAAAATGCATCTGATGCTACAATCATTGTACCTTTGATCAAAGAATATTTAGATGTTGCTGTTAAGAATGATGATCATTTAGTTAAATTAACTGCAATTGTACAAAGATATATTTCAACTAAACAAACTATTTCCGGTGCCGATGGGTTATTAAGTGATGAAGAAAAACAACAACTACTTAAAGTTGCAGAACAAACTTTATCAGATGAATTATCAGATGAACTAGATAATATTGAACAAGATGATAAAATCTTGCAAGAACGTATCGCTGCAGCAAAATCAAAAATACAGATCAAGGATATGAATGGATAGTGTAACATTTCACATTGGCGAGGTAACTTCGGCGCCTGATATATCTACATATGAATATACAGATACAAATCAATTTGAAATATTTGTAAAAACATATACTGATTTTTATAATCGTCCGGAAGTTCGTGCAATACCATTAAATACAAACATTAAACAAGTTCCGTTAGTTGGCGAACATGTTTTATTAGTATATGGATTATCAGCTGAAAATACCGCAGAAACAATTTATCCGCAATGGTATTATATTGCACCATTTTCTCTTAATTCAAATGTTAATGCAAATATCCTTGAAGGAATATCAACAACAACGATACCGTATGTTGCACCATCATCTTTTAAAGAGCAGGAAGTTTCTCCATTACAAGTTTATGAAGGGGATGTACTAGTAGAAGGTCGATTTGGAAATAGTATACGTTTATCGAGTACTATATCTGGCGGTAAATATTCTGTACCAACACCATGGGCTGGGTTAACTTCTGGAGATCCTATTATAGTATTATCAAATGGTCGTAAATATAAAAAGGATTCATATACTGTAGAAGATTTAGAACAAGACGGTGCTACTGTATATTTAACTAGCACACAAAAAATTCCAATATTATTGGGAGATTCGAATAATAGAAATCCAATAACAATATCTACTTCAGAATCACAATTTGAAAAATCACAATTTATTGGGACAGCTGATAGAATTATTTTAAAAGCAAAAACAGATCTAGCTGTTATTGATTCGCCACTAGGTATTATATTAAATACAAACGGAGAAGTGAAACTAGGAAATGATAAAGCTGCAATTGGTTTAGTTCATAGTGATGTATTACGAGACATCTTAAATTATTTAATTGATCAAATATTATCTGGAGTACAAGTAGGAGATGGATTTGCACCTAATGGTGGATTCATTGACAATGGTGCAAAAGCCAAACGAGCTCGAGCATTATTATCTAAATTAGATAGTTCAAAATATTTTATTACAAAAGAAACAAATTAAGGAATAATATATGATAGTTCCACCGTTAGATCGAATTCCTAGATTACCTGGGAAGGCTGCTAATTTAATTCAAGCTGAATTTGATAAACAGACTGATATCTTGTTAGAACAAGTAAATAAAACTGTGCAAGATTCTATTAAGTTGCCATTAAATGTACATTGTGATGATCCTAGGATCAAACAAATCAAAGATCAATTACAAAAAATACAAACGCAAATTACAAAAGTTCAAGATCAAATTCCTAAGGTTCAAGAAAAAATTGATACAGTAAAAAATATAGTCGGAATAGCACAAGGTATTAAATCTGCTATTTCTATAGCACAATTATCAAACCCAGTAACTGCTCCGGTATTTATTGCACAACAATTAACTGCTATACAAGATGCTACAATTGTAAATGCAATTGAATCATTAAAACAATTTGAATCTATTCCTACAACATTGTTAGCAAAAATACAAACATTGGTACCGCCACTTACTAGTGCTATTAGCAAAATATCATCGGCATGTAATGGAGAAGTTGACAATTTAGAAATTCCAATTGATGGAAATTTAAATGAAGATAATAATGATTACAATGATCTTGTAGCTACAGAATTTTATAATGA